GTCGTACAGCCGCTTATTTATACGGTCACTGCTTCTGTTCCTGTGGGAACCAGCTTGGCAGACGAAGCCAAGGCCCGTAAACTTCTGGGTCTTTGGATCGCACATGAAGGGTTCTCGGATCTGGTATTTTACCAGGAGATCTAATCATGTTATCCGAGCTGGCATTATTGATTTGGGAGGTCATCCATCGCATTTTCCTTATTGTGATTGGATCGCTGAACTAAACTAGTAAATTGGAAGGAGGGTCTATATGTCTACACAGGCGTATAGAAAAAGCCGTGCAGGTAAAAACCGAGGTAAAAAGCTGATCTCTCAGCCTCCGAGAGTACCGTCCGAGTATATATGGAAGGTGCTCCGCTTTGCTCTCGATGATTGCAAAGAATACTTACCTCCGTCTGCACACAGATGGGTTGATTATTCCATCCGTGAACGTGACGTTCCGTCATATTTATCGTTCTGCTCAGCCGCTTCATTACAGAGTATAAACCGGCTACCTGCAGATTTCTCTCTTGACACTATTAAATCTTTAAGATTTATGTGTTTTGCAGAGAAGTTCTTGTTTCCTGGAGATGAACTCTCTCGTGATGTCGCTGCTATAGAAAAGTTTCTGTACAGCGAAGAACTATGCCGAAAAATCAATCAGCATGGTTTTCCATATCGTACTCCATCATCAGATTTGTTTGATGACGAAATATTCGAACACGCCAAAAGTTTTATTAAAGGCGTGATATCGGATAAACCGGATATGGGAGAGTTCATGGTAGAATGCCGCTTTGGTCCTGGTAGCAATTTATCGACTAATCAGTCCCGTACATCGCTAATGGATAAGTATAAACCTCCATTCACGGTGTCAACAGGGGCAAGGACTACCTTTTGTGATGCAATCCTGTCTGATCATCGATGGTTAAGAACATTAATCGCCGATTTTGAGGACAATCCCGACCTGATGTTGGTGGGATACCTTTGCTTTAGCCCATTGTCGTGGTACATGAGCCATGATGATGATTGGAAGCAGCAGTTTTGGAACCACTGCTTGGTAGAGTGCAATCATAATGTGATCAAAACTGTTCCGAAGAATTCAAAAACATCTCGGGACATGGCTATCGAACCCTCTGGGAATATCTACTTACAACTCGGCGTAAACGGAGTGATCCGCAAACGGCTTAAAAGTTGGGGTATTGATCTCACTACTCAGGAGAAGAATCGGTTATTGGCATTGCATG